TGTGTTGAGCTGTAGCGCTCTGCCGCCGATTTTCGACAGCGTCTTATTGAACACGTCGGCAGCAGGACTCTCAAGTGTGTACTTAACATGCCTGAAAACATCCTGCACGATGCCGAGACCGGGCTGAAACCAGTCGCCACGGCGAAGTCCGTCCACATTCGCAAACTGACCGTAGGACCCCCACGTCAGGTTATGGTTGTAGGCAAATTGCGCAACTCGGAAGAACGCCGAATTGTCGGCCTCATTCGCATCGACAAGCACCTTCGTCGCAGCCTTGCCGTCCTGGAATACGACGGAATTGCTCGCCAGCGAGCACGGATACGCAAGCCTGCGAGATTCCAAATATTTGCGGAAGCCCACCTCGCCTGCACCAAACTTGGCGATAGTTTCGGCCACCTTGTAAGTAGTGGCGTCATGAGCCGTAATGCTTGATGCCGCAGGACCAAGCGTCAGACCCCAGTCGGTCCCGTTAAGAAAGTCGTTCTGCAACCCGTTCGTACCGCCGTTCCAGCCCTCGTTCTTGCTCGCGCCGCCACGACCAGTGAGCCACGCGAACAGCACGTCTACGCTACATGTTGCACGGTAACCGACAAGACCCTGCGTGTCCTTGGCGTCTCCAGCCGTGATTTTAGCAAGGTCCGCATCGGAGAGTTTGTCGGACGGAATCGTGTAAGAGGAAGAAGTCGCGCCGGTGAAGAACGGCCCTGCGGCACCGACGTTCTTGTACAGCACGTAGCACTTGCTGCCGCGAACAGACGCCACCACGCCTATCGCGGTGAACCCCGCCGCCGTCATCTTCGCGTTATCGACCGTATCGCCAGCGACGAACGTCACAGAGCCTTCGGTAACGCCGCTGCCAGGAGTGGCCGCGCTGTACACGCTAGTAGTCGGAACATACACCGCGTCACCCTGCTTAGGCCTTTTCACGACCACGTTCACGCCGTCGAAGTGCACCTTTCCGGAGTCGGCCTCTAGCGAAACGGTGCTCTTGCCGATGTTGGCACGGGCCGTAGCATCCGATGCGTATGCGGCTGCATCAGTATATTTGTTGATGAAACTTGCCATCTGTCAGTTCTCCTTATCCGTTGCTCGGTACGGTGAAGCTCACGTTGTTAAACTTCAGCCGCTTGTTCGCGATGTCTATTTCGATGTCAAGGGCGTCCTGCTTCTCCACCACCTTCTCGAGGATCTTTGTTGTGAGCCTTTCGAGCTTGTCACCCTTGATGGCCTTGTCGTCGTATGCGTTAGGCATATTGTGTCACCTCCTACGAGTTGGCGGCATCCCATGCCGCAGTGAATAGGTTGTTCACGTCAGTGTCCGTCATGAATTCAAGGGCGGCCTGTTTCGCATTCCAGTTGTCTATGTCGCTCGACGAAATGCCGTCCAGCACGGTCTTGTTGCTATGCGAGTGCCTCGCCTGCGTGTTCGTGTCGACGTTGGACTTGTACGCGTCCGTGAAGTCGTTGGTCGAGAGTCCCTTGCCGGCTTCCTTGTCCACCTTGCCGCCAAGCAGGTCGGCCAAGTTCTCGCCACCCATCTTGAGCACCTGCGCGTCGAAGCTGTCCGCGATTTTATCGCCGATGTTATCGGAGTTGACCGCATCCTCCACCGACTGCATGCGTTCGTCGAGGTCGTCAAGTGCTGCGGCGGTCACTTCTGCCTCGGCACCTGCAGCCGTGGAAATCGCGTCCAGGCTGTCCTTGACGCCACCGCTGCTCACGGGGTTGCTGCTACCTGCCGTAGGCGTGGAGTCAACGGTAACGCTCTTCTTCGTAACGGAGGCTTCTCCATTGGCGTTCTGCGTAAAGCTGTCAATGAACGAGAGTGCCGTTCCGCTGGCCGTTGGGTCGCTGACGGCTGTCTGCTTTGTTTTTAAGTCTGACAGCTTCTTCCCGCCATCCTTGACGGTCTTGCCCGTAGCACCGTCGAAAACCGCGATGTCGTCCGCCGTGGCGGATGAAGGGCCGGTCACCTTGCTGGCAAGAGCGCTGTTGACCTCGGTCTTTGTGTAGGCGTCGGTGATGCCGTAGCCCGCAAGTGTGGTTGCGGACTTAGCGTACTCGTACCAGTCCGTCCAAGTCCATACGCTGTTGACACGCAGGTATTCCCTGCGGTACACATTGCTTTTGTTGGCGACGTACACTGTTTGCGTCACATAATTGTCAGTACTATGTGTACGGACTACCTCCATAATGCTCGTTCCATTGATAGGAGCATTGTTCGGCATAGAGCTTGCTGCCCACTTATAAAGAAGTACTCCGCCGTGAACACCGACACAGTCGTTCAAGTCATTAGCATTATTTAGAGTGATCGCCTCAAGCCTGCTATCGTCGCCCATCACGACCTGCGTGGTGCTTGCGTTGCCGCTCGCAGGCACGTCCTTCCCGGCGGCCGTTCCGAGAGCAGCCTCCTTCGTACTTGCGTCAACTACACTTGTACCGCCAACGGTGACGTCCTGCACGGCGCTTGCACCTGCGGATAGGCGCGTGTCGCTACCGAGCACGACTTCCGTGCTGGAGGCGTCGCCGCTTGCGGGAACGTTCTTGAACGCGGCAGTCCCGAGGTCGGTAAACCACTTCTTGATCTTGCCGAACATCACGGAGAGTTTCTCGCCCGTCCCGATGTTCGCCCTTGTGGATGCCTCGGAAAACGAGACCGTTACATCCTTGCCGTCACCAGTCTTGTCCAGCTTGTTCGCGAGTCCAGTGTTGGCGGTGTTCGCGAGGTCGTAGGCGGACTTGACGGAGTTCGGCGTGGCGGCGGCGTTCGTTCTCGTAGACGATGTGGAGTCCACGATGTCTACCTGCGCCTTCACGATATCCCTGATGTTGCCGTTCGTGTCCTGCTTGAACGACTGGATGAACTCAATGCCGGCAGATCCGCTTGACGCGTCCTGCGCTGAATCTACAGCAATGCCGCCTGCATAGTTCGCGGGCTGCTTGATCTTGACGTTCGCCTCTGTAGAATGCCATCCGTGAAGCGAGTTGTCGGGAGCGCGGTAGTACTTGAGGTCCTCGCCCACTTCGACAGAGAAAGAGGCCATAGTGCCGTCGGAATAGCCGTCGTTGATGACCTTCGCGTCACCAGCTCCGAGGTGTTCCACGTATACCGTGGAACCCGTAGGGATGGTCTCCGCAATAGCGTTGATTTCATCAACACTCATAGGGCCGTAGTCCTTGCCTCTGTTGAGGGTTGCCGCCGCTATGGCTGCGTTCACGCCCTGCGATGTAACGAGCTTCGAGTTGTTGGCGGACACGGAGTCCGTCATAGCGGAAGCGGCAATCTGCGTGAGGCCGACAGACCCGTCAGCCATCTGCCCGGAGCCGACCGCCTTGTCGCCGATCTTGTCCTGCGTCACCTTCTTCGCACCGATGGACGCGTTCAGCGTGAGCGGCGTGCTGGAGTCGCCGTTCCACGTCTGCGAGGCCGTGACATCGCCCTGCATCTGCACTGTGCGGGTGCCGTCGAAGCGCTTGGCCTCGATGTCCGCAATTACGCCGTCCTTGTCCTGTACTTCGCTAACGCCTGGATTGTTCGCCATGATAAGTTCCGCCTTAAATTCTCAATCAGTTGTTACCCGAAACGGAGCTGTCCGTTCCTGACCATGAGTCCCTTACGGTCCACGGTCTCGATGGCCGCGGCGTTGTCCGCATCGCCCTTCTTGACCTTCGCGATCAGCTTCTGCATGGCCTCGGTGTCGATGGGCTGTCTAGTCTGCTGTTCTGCCGCCATAAGCTACTCCTCGCCTTCCGCAGGCGTGTTGTCCCAGAGTTCGTCAAAGGCCGAGCCGTCCATTGCGGCCGTCTTGCCGGTACCGCTCGCGTCGGAGTCGCGCACGAAGTAGCCGTTGGTGTCTCCAGCGGCAGGCAGGTCCTTGATGCGCACCGCGTCCACGGGCACCCCGTTCCACTCGGTAGTAATCGTGGGTATGGAGGGCACAGAAGGTCCACGCAGTACAACGCGCACGGGCACGCTTTGCGGAGTGACGACGATTGCCCCGTTGTTGTCCGCAATCAGAACCTCGCGCTCAATGGTGGAGTCGTCGGCCACAAAAATCAGCAGCTTGCCTCCCCACTCGTCCTCGTGGTCGAGGACAAGGAGCAGCGATTCCTCGTTGGGGTCTGCCACGTTGAGCGCTGCACCAGGCAGCCCCAAAACTCCCGCAGGGGCGAGCTTGCGTACCTGCGCACGCGATAGCTGCCTGCCTGCGGGCTTCACCAGCTCGTCGTACGGCTCTTCCCCTTCGGGCTCATGCCGTTCGTAGACCGGTCCGTCGTACACGAAGAACGTGGCCGGGGCCTCGTCCATGTACTGCGGGTGCGGATCGCCAGACAGCAATGCCGAAGAATAAATCACGGCGTCGGGAATCCCCTTGTTCAAGACTACTTCATTCTTGATTCTGTCCCTGTATGATGTATCACTTTCACCATAGCCCCGTTTAACTCCTGCGATAGAACCTATAAGATCAAGCCATTTTCCACTCGCTCCGTCCATATCCATGGCGTTTTGCAGATAAATAGACGCGTCGTCTAGCGGTTGCAGCAGCTTGTCTATAGAGAGTTTCAATACAGCCTGTAGCCTGTTGTCAGCGCCTTCAGGCAGTACGTAATTCTTCGTGGTCCCGTCTTCGCCGTCGAAATAAGTCTGGGATTCAATTTCTGAACGAAGGTTTCCACGGTACTGCTCAAGGAGCAGTTCCTTCACCTTGATCCACAAATCTTTAGAAAAAACGGACATACTACGGACCAACAATCGTTATGTTTTCGACAGGGAGGCTTGCGAATCCTGCTTCGGGAACAGGGATTCTCGTTGTTTGCCAGCTTGAGCCATCCAATGAAACTTCCACATTGACGGTGTCAATACCCGGAACCCTGTAGATTGCCTGGATGGCTCGCTGCGGGATAATATCCTTTCCACGCGTGTATTCAGTAACGGCCCAGTTGGCTATAGAATCCTTGAGCTGATATTCGTAGTCGGTCGGGAGGACTTCTTCGGCGTACTCGGTAATCGTTACCCGCATGAAGAACGGAGTCGAAAGTTCTACCCTGAAAAACTTGACATTGTGTTCACCCCCTACGATGTCCTTAGCCGTTCCGGAAGATGTGCCAAAAGCCTTCACGCCTGCAGGCTTGCAGTTCCATATTGCCTGCGCTATATCGTCGTCTTCAATAGACGAATAGCTCAAAGGGATGTAAACAGCAAATGAATGTCCTGGAACACCGTAAGAATTCGGTTCGGGTTCGGCATTTTCTTCTAGCGACACGAGCGGACCGAGATTGTCGCGCAGGTACGTCAACATTCCATCGAACGTAGCAAGGCCCTTGTTCTCGGCCGAGAGCACCCTCGCCCTGAGCGAATCGTCGCTTTCGCCTTCGTCCCTCTTCACGCCCTTCAAAGTCGCAAGATTGTCGAGGAATACGCCCTGTGCGCTCGCGATGTCGAGGTTTGAAACGGCACCCTGAAGCGCTTCCTTCACTTCGTCGTACGCGTACCCGAAAAGGTCGATCAGTTGCCCGTCTGGAGAACTGGGGTCAAGGATGATCTCGCTACCGAAAATACCCTGCATGCCCTTTTCAAGCTCCTCGCGTATTTCGCGGTAGCTCTTTACGGAAATTCCGTTTTCGTCAAGAATTACTCCGATAGCCATATTCAGAATTCTCCAGTAGTCACATTTCCATCCTTCGCCTGCACCTTGAACGTGCCGCCGACATTACGGCCTTTGACGTCGAGCGCAACCTGGACCACGTTCTTTACGGTCGGAAGCTCGGAAAGTTTTTTCCTTATGATTGCTGTCGCAACATCGAGGTACTGCGCGGAAAGGCCGAGTATCCGGTGGAACCAAGGAACACCGTGAGTGTAGTCGACAAAGGACTCCCCTTCTTCGCAACGGAGAAGGCATAGGCACTGTTGCTCCGACTCCTTCCTGTACGCGTCATAATAATCTTTCGTGATGCGCGCGATACGGGTTCCAGAAAGCTCTATGTCGTGATGTTCGTTCAGCCGCAGTTCGTTCATACGACCGAAAAGTAAAACGGAATTCCGCGTTCAAGTCAATTTCTATGCAATACTATGCTATACACTTAAAAACGCCCCTAATTTTTTCAGGGGCGGACAATAAATTACGATTCAGGAGGTGTTGGAGGGTCAGGAGGATTCGCCGGGTCGTAAGGCGCTGTGACTGGAGCATAAGGCGTAGTTGCGTAATGCAGGTGAGTGTTAAGCGAGACCAAGGATGTCGAGAAATCAAGGGCTTTCATCTTCCCTTCGCTCGTGATGTTGCCGGAAGCGCTAATCTTGTTGCCGAACGACGCGTCCCCAGTCACTTCTAGTTCACCGTCTACCTTCATCTTTTCCGCCTTCACAGAAACGGAATCCGCCTCTATAGAAACTTTCCCGTCGTGTGAAATTTCAACGGTGACTTTTTTCTTTCCTCCCCTGCTCATCGGTATTGCCAATAGGTCGTTCAGGTCATTTCCGGAAAAAGATTTTGGATCGAAAGGCCCCTTGTCCTCGCCCCCTTCAACCCATGCGCGAAGGTCGCGGCTGGACGATACGCAAAGGATCGGGTCGCCTTCCTCCAGTTCGAACTTCACCATGGCCGCAGAGGTTCCTGGCCAAAGCACGGGAACGCCGAGGACAGGCAGCGGCTTGTCGTCTTTACCGTCCGGCTCTATCTGCATGTTCTTGAGCACATTTCGGATGGAAGGCGTCACGTCCACCGTACCGTCGCTGTTCACTTTCCTCACGACAGCAGGGAATGCCGTCTCGAAGCCCTCCATGTACGAGTCGATGACGCTACGCACCAGCTTCACGAAGCTCTTTTCAAGTCCACTAGCCATTCTTCAATGCACTCCCGTCGTTAGGTTCTTGCGCAGTGAATTCCACAGTGAAATCATTGCCGATGTTTCCTCCGCGATAGTTGCAGTCTGTCACGATAAACCGGCCCTTGACGGCGAGAGCATCAGCGTATGGATCGCCGTTGTCGGTACCGTCGATGTTCACGAAACAGTTCGGCACGATTGACGCATTCATGAGACAGCGCCCACGCACCTTCTTGATACGGTCTATTTCCTTGCTCGGTCTTTCTTTCGGCTTGACGTCGCCTTCCTTCTTCGACAGGAAGAAGTATTCCGGGTCGTCCGCGAAGTTGACCTTGTTCAGGCTCTCGTCGCGTTCCATTCGACATTCTAGCAGGCCCGTCTTGTGGTCAAGCGTTATCTCTTCGAGGTCAAGCGCATACTCGCGGTCCATCACGATCAGCTCGTTGTTGTCAAGATAGAGTATAGTCTTTCCGAATTGCGATTCCTCGTACTCGTAGAAATCACGCACGACATCCGTGAAAGTACCTGTTCTTCTGTAAGGGAAAAGTATCCCTTCATCAAGAATAGGTGCGCGTCCAGCACGGAGTACAATCCCCGCATAATCGCACATCTCCTGGAGGCAATCGCGAATTTTCTTCTGTCGCGGGAACGACACCGACATGTTCAGTCTTGCGAGCTGGTAGAAGTTTCCCCTGGCCTGAATGCAGTTGAGTTCAAGCAAGACGTCCTTGCCTTCGCGCCTTGGGACGGCATACGCAATCTGCCCGGCAAAGATCGTCTTGGCTCCGCCCTCGTCAGCATAACCGGCTTTCAGTATTACCGAATTTCCCTCGTTCAGTATCGTGTTGAGCGTATCCGGTGACGGGTTGTATATCGTTATTTCCGCGCCGTTGTCGTACCATTCGACTGAACGCGTCACGTCGAACTCGATTTCGAGTTCTGAAAGGTCGAGGACGGTCTCTGCGCCTGACTCGTTGCCCTTCTCGAACTTGCCGACAAGAAGCTCTACCACTCTACCGAAAGCCATCGTTTACCCCGCAAGAAGAGAGAGAAGATATTCCCGCTCGGAATCGTCGATGTAGTTCAACGTGTAGTCTCCGCCGAGGTTCTTGAACCCGAGAGGATCCTTGCAATCGAGCGTCTTTTTCAAAACGACCAAATCGCCACCCTTCAGGCAGCGGTTCTTGTAGGACAAAAGCGGCGTATTTGCCACCAGGCGGATCCCGCAGTTTTTCCCATCCACGGACTCGAAGTCGGCGAACCAGTGTCCGTCACGACTATTCCACAAGAGGCGTATAGAGAGCGAGACGCCAGAAAGGTTCACGGACAGGGTACGCCAAGCGCCACCTTCTTTCTTTAAAGGAATCTCTATCATTGTTCAGCTCCTATGAATTCACCTTTTATGGCGGTCTTGATCTGTTCGGTAGTCTGTTCGGAACCGGTCACCTTTCCATCCTTCTCGTTTTCGGACATCTTCTTGCCTGCATCCGTTTCCTGCGTTTTCGGCGGTGGTGCCGGTTTCACTCCTTCCCTGTACGAAGTCTTCACTTCCGCCGTTCGTACCTCTCGGAGCTTCATGACGAACTTGATGCTTTCGCCATCCTGCGGCCCCCTGTCATACTTGACGGATTCTATGACCATTTCGTCGTAGACTTCTAGTGCCGTGACAAGCCTCACTCGCTTGCGTTCCCTGGCAATTTCCTTCAGTTTCTCGAACTTGGTCGTAAGAGCGACGTTGCCTTGCGCCTCGACACCGTTTATGCTTACCGGGTCCACGGACCATCTTACAATCGCGTTCCCTTCATCGTCTTCACCGCCAACATAGCCGCTCTGTTTCCCTCCAACAGGGTGGTTCGTGAAGAATCCGGTCACCTGCACGGATCGCAGGCGCTCTCTTATGTGGTCGCTGACGGACGATCCGTTCTCTACGGCGTGTTCGGCGATATCAAACGCAAGCTCATGGGATTCGTCGATTAGAAGGTCGAAAGGTAGGTTTTCAAGACCGAAAGCCTCGTCGCGGAAAAATAGCGACGACTGAACGACACGCGGCCTGTAGACCTTCTCACGGTTGTAGAAGTCCACAGCCTGGTTGACAATTCCCTGGTACGGAAGCGTAATCATACAGCGAACGCCTTTGCCGCAGCGGTGCGGCTCGTGAAGTTGAGCTGGGATGTAGCGAATACACGAAGCTGGTCCTTGATAATTCTTACAGTCATATCGGAATCGGTCGTGATTGAATTGTTTACAGTGATATTATTGTTGTAGGTGTCCCCCTTCGCAAGTTTTGCATATTCAACCGCCAATTGTTTCTCACGTTCTTCTTCTTCGCTGAAGTCGGGCTTCTGAATCTGCCCGACGGCGTTCTGCCGGTACATCGCGTCATTCGCCTTCGCCCTCCAGCTACGCTTTTCGAATTCAAGTTTCATCCAATCTATTTGTTTTTCGTTCAAACCTTGATAGACAGCACCGACCGCCTGACTTCTTGTGTTTTGCAAGTCGAATCCGGCAGGCAACCCGTTCAGCCTTGCCGCAGCCTCTTCTTTTTCGCTTTCAGTAAGTCCGAGCTTGTTTTGCAGTTCAATTTGACTATTCACATGCCGCATCGCTTCGCTGAAATCCGCGTAATGGCCTTCACGGTCAAGTTCACGCACCTTGTGCTGGAAATACTCTATGCCTGCCTTCGCCGCGTCGTATATCTGTTCGAGGCCCCAGATTGCACCCGCTACAAGGCCACCCCTTCCTATACTCTTCAGCGTCTTGCTCAGCAGCACGAAGGAGCTCCCGGTAGCAAGCGCATTCGCGCGTGCCATCTTCATCGCAGGGCCGAACAGTTTCATCGCGCCGACAAAAGCTATGACCTCTACCGGAGCCTTCGAGAACAATTTTAGCGCGTCCGAAAACGCGTTTGCAAATTCCCTTATTTCGCCGATATGGTCTTT